CTCTTGCAAAAAATTCAATCCTTGCGAAACTTGGATTTTCGGATTCAATTTTGCAAACAAGCACCGCCCCACAAAGACGACATTTATATTTTGCATTGTATTTCACGCTCGCACCTCTTCAATTAAAAAACCGCCTAAGCGGTATGCATAAAATAAATTTCAAAATATTTTAAGAAAAGTGTTGACACGGTAGACCGTTTTTGCTATAATGTATTTACAAGGACAGGACATAACCCTGTCATTGGTGCGATTAAATATTATGAAAAGGCGGTGCTTTAATGGTTGATATATTTGGTATAGCACATCAACACTATCAGAACGAGGTATTTGTTGAGTCAAAAGCGACAGATAGTGTAGCAAATGCAAGGTTGGTAGCGGCAACAGAAAAGCGAGATGCGCTTCAAACCATTATGACGAACCGAAGAGAGGACGGGCAAATTGACTATGACCTTGCCTTAGAATTATGGCGAAAATTTATGGTTCAAATACCAAATAGCGAAAACTTTAGCAACAAGACACGCAACCTCAATGTAGACGCAAGGGATTTGCAACAATCAACTTCCGCGTCATACTGGGCATGGCTAGAGGATTGGGTTATTGCTTATGAGCGTGCCATTGGCGATGGCGCGGCTAGGGCTTTCAGTGATTGGATAGGACAACAACCAATGCAATGATAGGAGATGAAGCAATTTATGTCCCGAAACTACACCCACGAAAACGCCCTCTCAAAAGCAAGGGAGCGGCGTTTTCAAGCTAAGTTAAAGCATGATGAAGCTGAAACTCTCGAAAAACACCTTGCCGAAAACAACCTAACCTTTACGGCGTGGATTCGGCTGAAAATTAAGGAGGATTGCGATAATGCGATTACTGGCAGAAGTTGATGTATTAAACGCAATGCAATACGAACTACAACCAGACCATGGCAACCCTGCAAGAATAGCCAAGGTTATATCACAAATTCCAACTGCAACAAGCACTCAATGGGTTAGTGTTAATGATAAACTGCCACCGTTTGATGAATATGTTTTAGTTTTTGATGGAACTACCATAGCACCATATATAAATGTTGCCTGTTTTACGGAAGATTCTGTCTTAGGCGATAGGTGGCATTTTGGTTATGACATGCCATCTGACGTTACCCACTGGCAACCACTACCCGAACCACCACAAACGGCTTAACGCCGTTTTTTCTTGCCCACACCGCCTTATAATCAAAAAGCCGCTTGTTGGGCGGCTAATGCTCTATTTTTACAAACGCAAGCCACAATGTATTTCCGTTTTTTCGCTCTTTTTGCCCATAAAGCGGTTGGCGGCCGACAGCTTTAATAACATTCCCAGCTGTTATTTGTCGCTGATTCCATTTGAAAATTAAAGTGCCATGAGGCTTTAGTACGCGCCAACACTCATCAAATCCCGCTTTTACATACGGTTGCCATTTCTTTGGCAAACATCCGTATTTTTTAGCCATCCACGATTTTTCACCCGCATTTGTAACGTGCGGTGGGTCAAATACAACATGCCAAAATGATTCGTCGTCAAAAGGGAGTGCGGTAAAATCCGCAATTATATCTGGTTTTACCTCAAATGTTCTCCCGTCGCACAGCTCGCCCTCAAATTCCCTGTTGTCCACAAACAGTGCATGTGGATTCTCTTTGTCAAACCAAAACATGCGACCGCCACAACAAGCATCTAAAATTGATTTTTCCATGAATATTAACCCCTTTAATTTTATTCAACCCCTCAAAAGGCAACAGAAAAGGCAGAGGGGGTTATCTCTGCCTACGGTTGTACATTCCGCTGTTGCTTATAATAGCCTTTCGGCGTATTACCTTTATTCTACTGATTACTCGCCAAGCTCTTGACGTTTAATGCGCTGCGCCTTGGCGACCACCCCAGTTTCTCCATGCAGGTTGCCAAGATGTATTGCAGAGTTTAACAATACGAGACTAATGCGCCATATCTTTTTTGCACTGTCCCAAACTTTATATGGATATGTTCGGTTGCCTTTCAAATAGCAACTGATTGGCGGCGCACCTGGTTCACTCCTGTCTTTCGGCGTCATCTTGCGCCAATCGGCGCGGCTCCTAGGCTTTTCCATAATACTCATGGATATGCCTAATCATGGTATCCTTCTTAGTCACCTGCGATGATATCGCAATGCCATTATCAGCGGCATACGCAAGCAGGTCATCCTCGGTCATGCTGGCAAAGTCGGGCAGGTCATCCTCGGTCATGCTGGCATCACCAGCGGCAATAAATGGCCTACCCTCTTTATTGTTGCTGGTCGATAATTGCCATATGCGCTTATCAGTTAAGCATTTGCGGGGGTAAGTGTCTCCCACATTGTATACCTCGCCGTCAATGTCCTTGAATTGCGCTAATACAGTATACATAGCACCCTCCTATGGCGTAGCCACGCCGCCGCTACTGGGAGTTAGCACCGCAAATGGGAATGCTGTTTCGTCTGCACGCCTGTCAGCACCAATCCTGTCGATGCTTATCGGGTTTGTTATCTGCCATGCTACGCGCATGACCGCCCTCATGGCCACCATATCCTGTTGCATCAGGTTGTACACGACCTTGCCTTCATCGTCAGACACAACGCCCTCTGTAAATATCTTAAAGGTCATGTCTTGGCGAATGCTATATACAGTGTTTTGCCATTCACCAGCAATTGCAAGGGCCAGAGCCCTTTCCCATACACCTTTTCCTACATAATGTATTGGGACACCAAACGGGTTGCTGTCACTGCCACTAGTGGGATTGGTAAAGAGAAATTGCCCATTGTCATCCCGAACATTTCTCAGCTTTGAGCGTAGGCGAATCTGTGCCGCAATGCCAGTAACATCGTAATCGTATTCCTCCAAGTATTCTCCAAAAAGGTCATTCAGGTCGCCAAGTACATCTCTACCAGACCCAAGTGCCAATGCATTGCCTGCGGATTTGGCTTGCGGAATTATGCCAAGAGGCCACTCAACAGGCGCCTTTGGATTGCCGCCTTGGAACACCTGTCTATCGTACACGCGCCCAAATGCCTCTTCAAGTGCGGGCCTTACTTGCCCCCATATGTCATAATCGGCATCGTCAATCACGGCCTCGGGAATAGGTACAATTGCGGCTATTTCGCCTACAACCAATTGCTTTTTACCCCAGGCCATGTCAGTTGTAATCTTCATCCCTGCGTCACCGTCTACAAAGTCTGCATGCGGTAACATTTCTAGCACTGGTATCTTGCCCACGCGAGATGACATATTTGGCAATCTGCGCTGCATGTTCATAGCAACCGATGTCTTGCGCACACCTTCTATTAATGCCATTGACACATCTTCTGGAATTAATGCATTGGCATCTTGTCTATCAATCATATTAGCCATAGCTAACCACCCTTTCTATACCTTTACGCCACGTATCGCGTCATTCATGGCTTTATTCGCGGCGGCTGTTGCAAGTGCTGCTTGTGCCGCCGCATATTTCTCGGTCAAATAATCGCTTGCGGCCTTAAACCTAGTTTCTTTGGTGCATAGTTCTCCATATGCCTCTATGGTATGGGCATCAGATTCTATTTCCCATTGTTTCTCTCTTTCGGCCTGGCTTGCATATCGCATATGGTCACGTCCTATTCTGTTTCCGCCACATTTGCACCAGCACGGATAAAGGCGTTCATGGCTTTGTTACCTCCAGTGCCAGAGGCTACTTCAGGGAAAGCCTTTGCGTCCCCTAATGGACCGCTCTGGAACGTTTTTGCCCCGCCTCGCGTCTCTACAGCAAAGTCATCTGTTGTCCAGCGCGTCTTAGCATCTGCAAGGGCTTTTGCGGCATCCTTCAGCGCCACACCCTTATCATCCAGCGCCAAAAGCTCACGGTTGGCCAGCTTAAGCTCATTGGCAATTAAATCTGGCCTGAGCCCGGCGGTGGTCAAGACATCAGTGTACAATTTGTCCACTGTGGCATTCTTGCTAGCATTTTCCGTTTCCGTCCGAAAAGCCGCATGGGCCGCAACTTCCTTGTCGTATTTATCCTGCAATGCAGGCAACTCAGCCTCATACTTTGCCTTGTACGATTCCTGCTCGTTGTTATACGTCTCGACAAAGCCATCCACTTCCTTTTGGGCCGCGTCAAGCTTCCTCTGCATCGCGTCAATAGCCGTTTGCGCTTCCGTACGATAGCCTGCAACATGTGTTTCCCACTCGTTCAAAATGGCGGTAGTAATATTGCTTACCACTGTACCGCTAACACCCTTAACTCCTTCAAGGGCACCAGAAACGATTGCTTTTATTGTGCCGTTACTAGGCTTCGCGAATTTCAAATCAGACATGTATATCTCCTTCCATCGGCACATACACGCACCGCTTGCCTATATTTGCGTCCATAGGCAGGACAATTTTGCAGTTTTACGTCTTGCAGGACAATATAGCCCGTCTAGGGCACTGCACCCTTGAATTTCCCCTAGGTCGTCACCATGAAGGGGCGCGCAACTCTTCGCCTACGGACATATAAAAAAGACGCTCGAAAGCGTCTATTTTGGTTTGTGTATTTCGTGACATTTTTTGCATATCGTGTATTGGTGCTTATTGGAAAGGTATTTGCAATAACATATTAGGTCATCATAGACTTGAACACGGTAATTACTGCGTCTCTTAGTTCGTTCTGCCTAGAATTTATGGTCGTGGTCATCCACGGGCGGCCTGACCATGAACGAGTGATACCCTCGAAATGCACGTGCACAGCGTACTCAACAGAGTTAAACACAATCACGCAATTATCCCCAATGTCAACTTTATATCCCTGGCCGCTTCGCAATCGCCCCGTACGCACGTACCCTGGCCCCGCTGAGGGTGGAAGAGGCGCATGATATATAAGCCTATCCATTTCATCCATGGACAACTGCGTAAACAGCAAGCCCAGAGCTTCCAGTGCGGCCGCAAGTGCACGTGTATATCTTTCCATGACGGCGGGCATATTTGACTTAAAAACCCACTCGTTAGCCATTATGCCGCACTCCTTAATGCCGCCAAATCCACCACATAAGAATTACTACACCGGCAATTAATCGTTTCTTCTGGCGCACCATTAGGATCACCAACATACCGCAACCCATTTGCAAACAACTCACCCTTACGAATCGTAGCGCCATTCAAAGCCGCATGACTCGCACGTGTGCGCTCATCCAAGGCCGTATGCCACTTTTTAAGCATGGGAAGCCCATATTCCTGCTCCACCTGAGACGCCGCAAGGTACCGCCCCTGCGACATCGCCCTTATCGTCTCAGTCCGCGCAATCCTACGCGCCTGGCTAAGGCATGACCCCGTAATGCTCTGTATCCGGCGAGTGATGCCAGGCATACCCTCGCCCAAAATCAACGCCTCTACGAGCGTATCCTGCAACCTTCGCACCAAGTCAGCATTATTACCAAGCCGCCCCAACGCGCGGTTATAAAAAAACCGCCCCCGGTGCCTATCGCCAGCAATCTCTTGCAAAAACCCAACCTGCGTAAAAGCCGCCCGAAACCCTGGCAACGCCCCCAGCTGAGTAAATTCCCCATTAAACACCGCATTAATTACATCAAGGTCAATGGCCCCAAAGCTAGACCGCAAACCCGCCATCCCTGCCTGGCCGCCAAGCTCACCCAACTGCCTGCGGTACCCATCTCGAAACAGATGCAACGACTCGCCCATAATCATACGGGCCGCAGTATCCCGACTACGTAAAAGCTCAGCCGCAATGTCATTTGTCAAATTAGTTTCCTGATCAAGCAGGTAAAACGCCGACCTCAGTTGCTCCCGCCGGGCAAGCAAATTTGGGTCTGCCTGCAACTCCAAAAGTCGTTCCCGTCGCCTATGGAGTCGCTGGTTGGCTCTAGCGCCAGCGCGGTTATACGCGTCTGTTAGGCGGCGGTCAAAGGCATTTAAGCGGTCATTAGTTTGGCGGTCGATGGTATCACCGCCTTATGCTTTTCGTCTTTTGTCAAATGGGATATATTCTCTTGGTGTTCCGATGTGTGGACATTGCCCTGCTTCTTTTTCACCAGAATAGGCATGGTAACGGCATGATTCCGCAATGCACCGTTTTGGGTTTTTCGGCTTTATGTCTGTACGTCCGCAATCAGGGTAGCCCCATTCGGGATAAAATAACATGCCAACGCCAAAACAATGTGCAAGGTCGGGTTCACAATGCACCGCACCTTTATTCATTGCCGATTCTGCGTAATGGCGTTCTCCAGCGGGAACATCCTCAAGTTTATCAACGATTTTGAATACTGGCGGGTCAACACCTTTGTAGTGCAATGTAAAAACGGTTATATCGCCGTTTGTTAAATATCGAACATTAAAACTCATTCCCCACCGCTCCTCTCATTCTCCTGCCTAATCATTTCCTCATAAGCGGCAATATCCGCATCACTCATGCCAACTTGCTTCCTGGCTATAGCAATCGCCAGATCTTCCTTCCGGCTTTGCGCCCATGGCATATAGTGCAGGGCCTCCTCAAGCGGCAAACCCCTATCCACAACAGACATCATCATCTCTGTCTGGCTCTTATCGTCAATTATCGGGGTAGCCACAATATTGACGCTAGACTCTTGCCCAGTAACCTTAAGCAAACCCTTAACACACTCTTCAACATGGGCCTCAGTGCCCCCAGAGCTAACCTCTTCCGGCTTCTGCCCCGCAAACACCGCCGTAGCAATATTTGCACTTCCGGCAATCTCAGTAGGGTCGAAAGTAAACGAGTCCGCAAATACCCCACGCCTAAGCTCACCCAAAATCATCTTCATAGCGTCGTGGGGGATCTCAATCGCTTTTGCATCTATCGACGAATCACGACCACTTGCTTTTAATATCCCCACCGCCCGCGCGACATTTCTTGCCTCAACAACCTCTTCAAGCGTCCCGCCCACGCCAGACATCATAAAATAAATAAAATTAGACTTCAGCGTTTCATCAGTAAAAAACGTCCACACCATGTCATAAGCATCTATCTTGGATTTAACCGACGGCGTCAAAAAGCTCCTTCGCTCACGGTTAACATACATAGGCACAATAGGCAACACACCATAATTACTTGCATTTGTAATCTGCCTACTTCCGTCGCCCCATCGCCTTTCGGTATATCGGTATGGGGTCACATCCTGCACCTGCACAAGCTTACCGCCCTGCGTCTCTTGCCGGAAGGCGCTCTTCCCCTCCACCTCAAAAAACTCATATGTCACAGGCCTATCTGGTGCAAGCTGTGTAGTCCTAATACCCTTGACCATTGCGCCAGTATCATCGTCAATAATCGGTATATACTCCAGCGCCTTAAACGGCACCACCCTATCAATGCACCAATGCCCCCAAGAACCACCAGCTATCAACGCATCATGCAGCATATCCTTAATTCTAAAATCAAAGTCATCCCCAAGGCTAACCCCGTCATCAAACCCTACAGGGTTATTTAGCACTCTATGCTCCCGCTTATCAACAATCTGCTCAAAAAGAGAGCTAACCACCTTGATTTGTGGCCCAAATGTCAATGCAACCCCAGTATCAAGCACTATGCGTCTCAACTTCTCAAGCTTTTGCATAAAAGTAGGGTTTTTACCACCATAATAATCATAATTGCGCAAAATCTCAGCATATTTGCTGGAGCCCTGCCAGTCCCTTACAACACTTTGTAAAGCCGTGGCAATATCAGGATATTTACGCAAATCATTTACCGTGACAAGCAATATCCCACACTCCCTATCTCGTGATAAGCCTACCAGCCTCAGCCATATGCAATGCCAGCGCAACTGCGTCCGCCCTATCCGGGGAAGGCAGTCCTCGCTTTTTCATATCGTCCTTTTTTTCAAGAGCTATCTTGCCCTTACTGGTAATTCCATATTTCCTTGTAGAGAGCTGTGCCATAAGCTCCGAATCACTGGGAAATGACAATTCTCCATTACCCAAAGCGTCCCGCAAATTGCCCCATAAAAGAGCACCCAAGTTTTCATACTTTTCTTCATCGTAATTATCATTTCGGGCACTACTCCCAGCATTAACCGCATTAATCTCCATGCGGCTAAGCCCCTGCTCCCGCTTAACTTCTCTTAGCCGGTCAGTAACACCCCCGCCAAGCCCAGCATCGTCAATATTAACAACAATATTGCCCCTATATTGTGGCCGCTTCGCAAGTATATCCTTGTACAGCACTACAATATCGCCCACAGTCCGCATAGTATCTTGCCCATGCCGCACCACTGGCAGTGTAACCACGTTGCCCTGTTTCAGGGCGATAACAGTCTTGTCACTACCAAACCGCGCAACATCAACCCCAAAGGATATGCCGCCACTAAATGCCTTCTCTACATAAACCGCATTTTCGGCTATAGTAAGGGTGATAAATACATCATCATCGGCCAGCGGGAATTCCCCATCAACCCTAACCCTTACTACATTGGATCCCTCTCCATACTTATCAATTAAAAACTGAATGTTTTCTTTATTAGTACGCTTGCTTTCCCTGGCAGAAACCTTGTGGCACTTGTACATGGTCCGGTTAGCATGAAAGCTATCGTAAAACACACCGCTTGTTTTTGTAGGGTTGCCGCACATCAACAGCTTATTATTATCGCCCGTCAAGGTGCCAAGGATGGCCTCCATGATAATATCTGCAATGCCAGAAGCTTCATCACAGATAAACAGCATGTTATCCTCGTGGAACCCTTGCATGTTCTCTGGCTTCGTAGCAGTCCGTGCAACAGCAAACCAGCGTTCATCTTGCTTAACTACATAAACCCGGGTTTTTGTCCATTTCAGTATCTTGCGCAGTAGTACGCTTTTTGATAGCCATTTTGACACTTCCGCCCAAAGAATATCATGAAGCTGTTGCCGGGTAGGAGCGGTTGCAACCACACGTGCAAATGGGAAGCAGGTTAAAAACCATAGCAGGGCTACAGCTTCAACGCCCGTCTTGCCCACGCCCTGCCCAGACCTCACGCTAACCTTAGGGCTGGTGGCCAAGTCGTTCAAAACATCTATTTGCCAGTCATCCGGCTCAAACAGCAAAACTTCCCGCGCAAACAGAACAGGGTCTTTTCGCCATTCTGCCCGTTTCTGGTCAAGCAACACCCATCTATCCACCGGTAATGCCCCTCAGCCAATCGTCAACAATATCGCTGTCTGCATCAGGCTCTTTGCCAACCAATCCATGATATTTCTCCAGGAAAGCAAGGGACTTTTGCCGGTCCACAAGCTTAAGCTTTGTGCCTTCTCGCCCATCTGACACTTCGCTTATGAGATTGCCGTCCACCGCGTCGCTGGACTTAAGCCGCACCTCGTTAACATTGCGTCGCAATTCCCTTGCCTCTTCTGTTTCAGGGCAAAAAGAAAGCACCGGCACATTGTCTTTCAGCACCGGCACTTGCTTATTCTCAAATTCAACAAAATCAGTAATATCCGCAAAGGCAATCCGTGTGTGCAGTTCAACGATATCCTCACCCGTCATACCGCCAAGGGCAGTGTTCTTGAGTATGCGCAACCGCTTAACCTCTTTTGCTACTTCAACATGATTCAACAACGTCCAAGCGTGAGCACATGCATCACGGTGTGTAGTTTGATAAGCCTTTATATATGCCTGCACTGCATTATTATTTTTAACAAAAAAGAAGCAGAAATCTTTTTGCTTTGG